TGACTTCGCGCTGAGTCTCATGCTGGAAAAAGCCCTCGACAAGGATGGCAAGCGCCTGTTCCAAGACGGCGACCGCGCCGCCCTCCGCCGCGAAGTCGAAGCCAGCATCCTCCAAGAGATCCAGCTGGCAATGCTCACCTCTGGCTCCGAAACCAAAGTGGAGGAAGCGAAAGCCGCCCTCAAAAGCTGATGGCGACTGGTACTTCTTATTCTTCCTAGCTAAGGAGCTGGGAAGTACAGTAGCAGATTTGAGTCTTCGTCTAACACACGAAGAAATGCTGGGGTGGGCAGCTTTTTACGAACTAAAAAATGAACAGGAGGAAAAAGCCTTGGAGCAGGCTAAACGCCAAAACAGGTCCAGACCGTTGCGGTAGCGGTAAACTACTACTAGTCCCTTCTACGCACAGCTGTGGCCAATTACGGCGTAGATATTGAAGTAGCACTAAAAGGTGTAGAAAAGCTACGCGAGTTTGATCGCGTACTTGGAAATACCCTTGGAAAGGTAGAAGAACTGCAAAAAGCTTATGCAAATATTAAACAGACAAATCCCTATGACGCCGCAGGTGCACGCCAGGTAACCGAAAGTGATAGACAGCGTCTAACTATCCTTAAAGAGATAGCCGGTGTACTCAGGGAACACGCGCAGATTCAAAGTAACAGCGCAAGGCAGACTTTAGAAGCCCAAGCACAGGGTAAAAAAGAAATACAAGAGTCTTTACGACTTTTAGAAGAGCGCCAGCGCTTGGAAAGCATGTCAGCGCGTGGACCCAGTAATGAGGAACTTAACAGACGGGCCCAAGATATTCAGGATGCTATTGATAATGCGGCTCAAGCGGAGTTTGAAGCTCGTCGCAGAGTTGCAGAGCTGGAAGCTAAGTTGGATGAACAGTCTGCACTTAAGCAAGCTAAATTAGACCAAATTGAGCATGAAAAACGTTTAGATAATTTAGAAAAAGAAGCTAAAAGAGAACAACAGTTAAACGATGCCACACATCGGCAACAGTTGCGGCAGTTCGATGATCGTCTTCGGGCTGCACAACAAAAAAGGCAAGCAGCCCAGCAATTACAAGAGGATCTTTTGCTTGGCGCAGGTTTCCCGTTGCTTTTCGGCGGTGGACCCGGCGCTGTTTTGGGTGGAGCAGCCGGTGCACTAGTCGGTGGAGGTGCCGGCGGTTTTGCCTTCCAGATCGGTCTTTCTGCGATCGGCCAACAGCTAGACATTGCAACTGAATCCGCACGTTCGTTTGTAAAAGCCCTACGCGAAAACGGTAATGCGGTCGGCTATTTAGAAGAAACTCTCGGTTCTCTAGATCCCGAACTTAAAAAGACTATAAGTAATCTTCAACAAGCAGGGCAAACAGCCAAGGCTGCTGCTCTCACCAAAGCACAATTATCCAAAGTAGTCGGCACAGAAGGCGTTGTCGCCCTGGAACGTTTTGGTCTAGCTTCAGAAAAACTACAAAATAAACTCAAAGAACTTAGTCTTGTTGGGCTTGTTGAGTTAGCTAAACTATCTACATTTTTCGGTAATTTATTTTTTGGCGCAGGACCTCGTACCCAGCCAGGTGCCGATGTTACTGGACAGGTTCAAGCTGCAGCAAGAGCACGCCAACAAGATTTAAATATTACACGCCTACAAGCCGAAGCAACCGGAGTAAGCAGTGAGCGAGAATTTGATCGCTACCAGACGCTGCAAAAACGTATAGCTGTACAGGAGAGGGATAAAGCGATTACTGATGCACGTGAAAAACTTAATGTGGATCAGGATATAGCTCGATATAATGATGAAAAAAATAAAGCACAAATTCAATACGAAGGAAGAATACGTCAGCTTGACCTGGAGCGAAGAGATAGACAACTAAATATAAACAAAGAACTAGCAAGTAGTAATTTGCGTGTGCAAGATGCAGCACTTAACTTTGAAATTAAACGTACAAATGCACAGTCTCAAGTTTTGCAACTTGGAAAAACGGAGATTGAGCGTATAAGCATACAACGAGAAGAAAATACCAGGCTTTATACTTTACAAAAACAGTTACTGGATGTTCGGTTAAAGCAAAATTTAGTTGGTGTGCGCGAGCAGCAAGTACGTTCCGATTTGGTTCGTGTGCACGGCATCGAGCTTAAACAACTAAAAGATACGTACGATTTACAAGCAGCTATAACTAATGAACGCGAACGGCAGTTGAAATTACAAGAAGACCAAAATGCTATTTTACGGCGCGGTGCTGTAAAAGAGCAGCGAGAATCTTTTCAGCTACAGCTATTTCGTTTAAAAGCCGCTACTAACCCGGCTTTTATGGGCCCGTACGGGAACGTATCCCTCATGGAGCAGGTCCAGGGAATGGAAATGCGCTCAGAAATAGGCAGACGTCAGCGTGAGATAGAACTCAGAAAGGTTGATGTAGAAAGAGGCATGGCAACTCAAGCAGATGTTAATAATCTTATAAAACTTAAAGATGAGTACATTCTTTACCAAACACAAGTAAATAAAGCCGCACTAGCTCAAGAACACTTCAATACAACTTTATCATTTACTCGTCCAGTTACGGACAGTATTTTTGAAGGTTTTATGGCCGTTGCTCAGAGCACTCGTACAGCAGAAGAAGCTTTTGCAAACTTTATGCAAAGTATAGCAAATATCCTATTTGATACGGCCAAACAGCTTATTGCTCAGTACATAGCCATTGGTATCGCACGTAAGTTTGCTGGTATTCCCGCAGCTTCCGCGTCATTTAGCACTACAGCGACAAGTGCAACAGACGCTGGACTGCTTAATCCCGCCACAATGTTTGATGCGTTCGGCTTTACAGGCAGAGCAGCCGGTGGTCCGGTTTCAGCGGGTCGCCCGTACCTTGTCGGCGAGCGCGGTCCCGAGTTGTTCATGCCGCGCTCCAGTGGAAGCATCTACCCCAACGATGCGCTTGGAGCAGGCGGCGTTCAAGTTGGCGCGGTCAACATCACCGTCCAAAACACAGGCGAAAACCTTAGCCCTGCTGCACAGAAACAGATTGCCAGCCAGGTCCAAGGTATCGTGATGGCAACACTGGTCAATCAGAAGCGCAGCGGGGGCATCCTGTAATGGCCTACATCAACTTCGATGACATCCCACTGGTGATGGCCACACCAGTACGCCGTACACAACGCCGCCAACTCATCAACTTCGGCGACGGCTACAGCCAAATTCTCACCGACGGCCTCAACATCGACCAAGAGCGTTGGCAGTGTGAAACGCCCCCACTTCCTTATTCCAGCGCCTACTCAATCGAAAGCTTTTTCCTCAGCAAAAAAGGCCAACCGATTAGCTGGACGCCAATCATGGCCACCAAAAATCTCCAGCGCCCCTTCCAATCCGGCATCCTCGACCTGGGATACGACAACATTGCATCCCTAACTCTCGCTGGCTATACCCGTCCCACTAATTACACAGCAAACCTCGCCACAGGTCGCCTCACTTCCGTAACAATCGCCAATGGCACAGTTGTCGATGTAACTCTTACCTTGGCCGCAAGAAACTACATCCTCTCTAACGGGTGGGAAATGATTCCCGCCAGCTCCGGTTACATGGTCGTCAGTTTTGAGCTGGTGCGAATTTACGTATGACACAATCTCCCCCTAACGCCCAAACATTTAAGACACAACTCCCAGAAGTTGTTGATCTTTTTACGCTGGATATTGCCGTACTGCTTCCGGCTGGCTCTGTTGACCAGTCGATTTATCGTTTCTGTAATTGGTCACAAGTTAACGGCGCTGATGCTGTTTACGACGGAAATACTTACACCGCACTACCATTGCAAGCTAGCGGCTTTGAGTTGAACACGAGCGGTCAACTGGAACGCCCCAGCATCACCTTCGCCAACGTCGGCCTCGCCATCACCGGACTGACCAACACCTACGACGACTTGGTTGGCGCCACTGTGCAGCGCATCCGCACACTGACCACTTACCTTGATGGCCAACCTGCAGCCGATCCTGACGCCTACTGGGGACCAGATCAGTGGGTGGTGGAACAGAAGACCAACGAAACAAAATTGTCGGTCACGTTCCAGCTTTCTGTCCCGTTCGATCTTGAAGGCCGCAGTCTTCCCGGTCGCCGCCTGTTGCGCGAACAGTGTCAGTGGATCTACCGCGACAACATCGGCTGCCACTACAACGGCGCAAGCTACTGGGACGCGAATGACAACGTGGTTGGCACCTTGGCGCAGGATGCGTGCGGCAAACGACTGGAGAGTTGCAAATTGCGTTTTGGCTCCGGTAGCCGCCTACCGTTCGGGGGCTTTCCCGGCTTGGTGGACTCGCAAGGCTGATGGAACTGACTACTTGGTCAAATCCACTGACCGCCGACCAACGGCTCGCCATGCGTCAGTACGCCGAGGCCGCCCACCCACGCGAAACCTGCGGCTTCATCCTGCAAGACGGCTCCGTGGTGGAGTGCGCCAACACCAGCAGCGAACCCGACACGTTCACGATCAGCGCCGAGGATACGGCTCTGTATTACGACGACGCCGTTGCCTGCTGGCACAGCCACATCAATTACACCGGCTTCAGTCCCGCTGACATCAAAGCCTGCAAACAACTCAACCTGCCGTATGCCGTCTGGAATTGCGGCGGTAGCGAAGCGTTCTGGCTTGACCCTCAACAATCCGCCGGTCTGCTGGAGCGCCCATGGAACTACGGCGTCTACGACTGTTATTCCGCCGTGCGGGATTGGTATTGGCAGCAGATGGGCGTGGCAATGGGCGATTACGAGCGCCAGTACGAAGGCGAATGGTCAACCCGTGGTTTCACGCACTTTGAGGACAACTTCGTTGCCGAGGGTTTCGTCCGCCTTCCGGTCACAGTGCCGTTGGAGCGTGGCGATGTAATCCTGTTCCGCATCAGGAATCAGAATTGCTGTAATCACGTCGCCGTCGTGGAAGACCCCAGCGCCAACCTGTTGTACCAGCATCTTGTTGGCAGATTGTCTGGATTAACGGCGTACAGCGGATACTTCCGCGAGAATACCTACATGGTGGTGCGGAGGCTCGGTTAATGGTCACGATCAGGTTGCTGGGTGAGCTTGGGCGCAAATTCGGACGCCGCTTCCAACTTGCGGTCAAGACTCCTGCCGAGGCTGTGCGGGCGTTGTGTGTACAGATGCCAGAGCTGCGCCAGTACCTGATTGAAAGTGGCGACAACGGCATTGCGTGGCGCGTGGTGACCGATCACGCCGAAGGGCTGACGGAAGAGCAGTTGTTGTGGCCAATGAGCAAACGACTCGTGCTGGCTCCCATACCGACAGGTCGCGGTGGCAATGGCGGTGTTGGCGCAATACTTGCTGGTGTTGCTCTTGTAGCAGTTGCTATTTTGTTTGCCCCAGGTGCAGCTTTGGCCGGCGGCTTTTTTACTCTTGGCTCTCAAGCCGTTATGCCCATAGCCACGATCGGCTTATCAATGATTTTTGGGGGTGTAGCACAGTTGCTAACACCAACGCCCAAAATGCCGACCGTGGATAACGTCGGTGGCGCATCAACAACAGGCCGCAGCGAATCAGACCAACTGAAGTCTTTTACGTTCGATAAATCCAACGCCAATACCAAGCAAGGCGAGGTTGTTCCTGTCCTTTACGGTGAGCGCATCATCGGAAGTTTGCCGGTG